ATGTTTCAGAACTTACGAGTAAACAGTACGTTATATCTTCTTCACAGAGGTGCAAATCCAAGTTTGGAATGTGGGCAGGTCGTTAATGTAAGCCCTATAAAAACTATATATAAGACTGTTCCCAACATGCCTTATCCACAGCCTGTCCAGGTTATTGATTTTGTCGTGAATATAAACGGACAGAATGTCAATTTGCAAGAGATACCGGCTAATGCCAATATTGCTGATGATGTTAAAACAGGAATGCTGATTACAGGGTCAAGAGACGAGATGAATACCGAGGTCCTTACTATGAAACAGAAGAGTGAGGATGTTCTAAAAAGCGTGGAATATCATCAGAACTTTCTTGGGGTATGTGACCAGATGCTTGCCATGCTTAACCCTGAATTTGCAGCCAAGCAACAGCAGGAGCAGGAAATATCCGCATTGAAAGGGCAAATGTCCAATATGGATAAGAACATGCAGGAGATGAGCAGAAATATGGCTGACCTCATTGTACAGAATCAGAAGTTAATGGAACAGCTCGGAGTAATTGAAACATCCAAAACAAAGAAATAATTATGGGAATGTGGACGATAAGAGAAGAACACGATGGATATGATCGTGATTTCGGAATGAGAGGAAGAAACGAGGTTGAAGAAGCCTATCGTGAAGGTTGCCGTCATGGTTATGAAAAGGCCATGAGTGAAATGCGTGGCGGTGAAATGCGTGGCGGTGGAATGGGATTCCGTGAGAATGGACGCTACGACAGCGATGGCATGAACGAGCGTCGTATGCCGGGTTATTTCCCGGAATCCCCTATATACGGAGATATGGGAGAGCGTAGACGTAGGCGTTCAAACGGTGAGTTCTATTAATCGTATGAGGGGAGAAATCCCCTCTTATCCTAAAAAGCAATTAATTATGGGACAAAGACTAGATACGTATGACAAGATGCCTCCGGCAATGAAAAATTATCTGTCGTTATACGGTTGGCACTTCTCTAAGAAGATGTGTGAATGGGCTGTTTCTAAAATGGAAGTTGAGAACAAGGCTACCAAGCAGAAGGAAAAACTCGTTCCGATCAAAAAGGAGGAAGTAGAAGAGCTTCTGAAAAAGTACGGAATTAAACTGGAGAAAGATTCCGGGTATGATTGCGTATATGTAGCTAATATGGCGAAAGCTGATTATTATAAGAGTTCCATTATAGATGAATCCCATTTGGCATTATTCTTGAAGGATTACATAGATGATCCTGACGGGTATGACGGTCTTCCTTTTACCCGTTTCTATGCGGATTGTATCGGAAGTGGCACACCTATAATGTGGGATGATATGCTCTGATTATGATAGTTCAAGATTTCTACATACCGAAATATGATTGGATAGTTAAGGTGTACTATGCCGTAACGACTTACTGGACCAGTGATATTCTATGCGCACTTCACCGTATCGGTTGTAGAGGAGAGGATTTCAAACAGGCATACAGAAACCTCTCTTCCGGGGTTCTCAATACCGGTCTTACTTATTCGAACTTTGAGGACCGTGAGACTGTGATGGTAATTGCTCTCACTTCTTCCCCGGGAGAGTTTCAAAACTCATGGGACCACGAAAAAGGGCACTTGTGCCGGCATATCTCACAGGTATTCAATATTGATCCTTACGGGGAGGAAGCCCAATATCTTTCCGGTGAGGTAGGTCAGAAGATGTTTCCAATAGCGAAGAACTTCTTGTGTGAACATTGCAGGAAGAACTTATGCCGAAGATATTAAGGGGCATTTTGTCAGAAATACAGGCGAAAATGAGAGAAAAAGACTACATAGATGATTTGATTTCACAAGCAGACGACCGATACCACTCGGATTTCTGCCGGCTTCTGCTAGTAATGCTATGGAACGCCTAGAAAAGTGGCTATACTGGCTGATTCCTCTTGCGATTATTGCAAGAGTTGTATCTTTGTGCTTGTCCCTGGCTATGTAGTCGGGGATTTTTTATACCTTTGCCGAAAACAAAGTTATTATGGCGGAGGAAAATAAATACAACCACGACTCGGTGAATGAGTTACTGACATGGGCTAAGGATGTTCTTGACAACAAGAAATATCCTTCCGGAGAGTTTCAATTGGATAAATGTGCGAAGATTCTTGACTGCGGGAAGTATCTGGATTCAATGATTTCGGTTATCTCTAGGAACTGGGAGAATCCTACTTTTCATCCTAGTATAGATCAGTTGAGATTGTTTAAGGAGAAAATAGAAAAGGTAGCCGAATAAGCTGCCTTTTTGTATTTTAGTCCCCGTTTTAGTTCTTTGTCTTTGTAACTTGTTGATTTTTAATGTTGTTGGTAGTGGGTACGAGAATCGAACTCGTATTACATGCGTGAGAGGCATGTGTCCTAACCGTTAGACGAACCCACCGGCATTTTATGGATTTAAAAAGAGCCAAGTCTTATAAACTTAGCTCTTTTTCTCTTGAGATTTGTTTGCGGAAGCTGGGGGATTCGAACCCCCGGTACCCTTGCGAGTACGTCAGTTTAGCAAACTGGTGGTTTCAGCCACTCACCCAAACTTCCTTGAACCCGCATTCTCTCTCAAATGCGGTGCAAATATAGGGGGAACTTTTGGACTACGCAAATCTTTTAGCAAGATTTTTTTAGTCTGTTTTTTGAAAAATCAGATAACTTGCTATGTTTCAAATGTTAAACGAATGATTTTTTTTTCGATATCTTTTATTTTTTGTTACGAAGGAAAGAACTTGAAACATATTGACGGTATCTGCTTGCGATATTGACGGTATCTTAGTGAGATAGGGTAACTATGTCGACCGGACAGTGACGCTATATTTCAGAGCATAAAAAAAGGCTATCTATCCCAGACAGCCAATCTTTTGTTAACCTTAAATCTAATACTATGAAAAACACATTACAAAGATACGGACTTCTGGAAAATTAGCAAGTAAAGCAAGAAAAAACAGATGTTTTATAACATTGATTAAATAATTCATTCTACTATTCAATCTTTATTAAGATTTTTACTGCTTTGAATGCTATATTCCCAATATTTATCACATAGTTGCAGGTAACTTGTCTCGGCACTCTTACCTCCCAAGGAGATAGCATACATTTTTGTTTGTTTTGCTTTTGCATGTTCTATGCTTCGGGCTAACATATAATCAACGGGACGCATCTCAAAGTCGGATACGGTGATGATATCTGTTTCCATATATTGGTAATCGGAGGCAAAGATACGAGATTTCTTTGAGATAGGTTTATTGGGTACAGAGGGATTTACCTCCATAATTAGGCAATTTCCTCCGTACAAGTAGGACTTTTCAGTTTCATAAGGAAAATTCATTCTATACTTTTGTCATATCGAAAGATAAATGATATAAATAAGGACCATAAAAATAAAGGATTATGAAAACGAACGCATTCAAATACTTAGGTATAGCTTTAATGGCATTGATGATGATTAGCCTTACTTCTTGCGAAGTAGAAATTGATAGCTTTTATGATGATGATAATATCGGTGGCGGGTATTATTCCCGTTCGTCGGAATTGTGCAGTCGCACATGGATCAGTTATTACCGTGACGCAGACGGGAACCGTTGTTGTCAAGAACTGGATTTTTATTTAGACCGTACAGGGGTTGATTACATACGAGTGGAATACCGTAACGGAGATGTGGAAGTTTTTGAATATAATTTCCGGTGGAACTGGGAAAACTATGCACAAACATCTATCAGGATGTCCTACGGTCCGGGTGATGTTTCCTATCTGGATGATGTGTACCTTGGTGGAAACAGATTAAGCGGTTATCTGGACGGAAGGGATAACTTTGTGGAATATCAGGGAAGCAGGTAAAAAAACAATAGGTATCGGAGATAACAAGATGTAGCTAGAAAGACGAGGACAAAGAAGGATAAGATAAAAATGTGTCAGGGGTTAATGACAGAATGATAGGTAGGAGAGGTAAAAGGTTGCCAATAGGATTTCAGGAATAAGGGTTAGAGTATAAATAGGGCGCGAAATGAAAGCATAAAAGTTTTGAACGGGACTAAATAGTTTTTATCTTTGCGCCCTATTAGTTTTATATATACATGGAGTGGTTATCTA